CTACTATATTAAATGCTGGTACTTGAACAGGAGTAGAAGTTGGAGCAGAAACTGGAGCAGAGCCACCACCACCACCTTTAACAGTTTTTAAAATATTACTAGCTTGTTTTGCTGCTCCAGCTACAGCAGCAATTTGTTGTGCATAAAATATTGGAAATGCAAATGAAGCTGCTGGTCCTGTACCTTTAGCAGATTTTTGTGCTATATCCAAACCTTGAACATAACCAACTCCAGTTCCAATAATAATTTCTGCTAATGCAGCTGCTTTACTTGCTGCTGTTCCTTCTTTGAATAAAGAGCCAAGCGCACCAATAGCTGAACCAGATGCTGCAACTAATTGTAATTGTAAAACCTTTCTTGCTTCTGTTATAGCAATATCATTCTCTAAACTTTTTTGCTTTATATCGTTTAATCTTTTTTCTTCAGCTTCTTTATCAGCAAGTATTTGATCATCTATAATTTTTTGCGTGGCTCTATCTTCTTCAGCATGTCTTAATTTTATTTCAGTATCAATTTCTTGTTGTGTTTGTTCAAGCTCTTGTATTTGTTCGGAATCATCAGCATAGTATTTTCTAGCAAGTTCGAGTAACTTTTCGTATTTGATTTCGTTTTGCCTTATTTCTTCTGCTCTTTTTTCTGCTTCTGTATTTACTTGCCCTACAGTAATTTGTTCTATAGCATCTTCCTTTTCTCTTTCAGCTGCTAAAGCATCCTCATTAGCTTTTTTTCTATTATCAGATAATAGCTTTTCATCGGCTGCTTGTTTTTCTCTGTTTGTTTTTGCTCTTTCTGTTACATCATTCCAAGAGTTTTGTAAAGCAATTTCTGTTTTAATTACATCTAGTTTAGCTTTTTCAAAAGCTTTATGTACTTCTATATATTGCTCATAATCTTTATGTCTTAAATTTTGTAATTGTAACTCAAGTAATTCAACTGCTAACTTTCGCTCTTCTAATAAGTCTTTTAATCTTGCTCTTTGTTGAGCTGCAAGTTCCTTATTATACCCACCTTGTGCAATAGCTAAATCTTGTTGAGCTTTCATTACAGTTAGCTCATGATCTAAATCTCCAATATATTCGTTTTTTAAATCTATCTGTTTTTGTAGTTCTGCATTTGCACCAGTTATAAATTCTACGATGTCATCCCAATAAGCAACAACTAAACCTAAAGCAACAACAAAAGCTCCAATTCCTGTAGCTATTAATGCTGTTCGCATTCCCTTTAAACTAAAATTAAATAATTTAGTAGCTTCAAAAGTATCACGAACTCTGGATGCAAGACCACCTGTTAGCTGATCTAGTATAGCAATAGCACCACCATTTTTCGTTACCTCTTCAAATTGCGATGCAGTTTTTCCTGTTTCTTTGTTTAGCTTTTTCTCTGCTTTTGTAAGGTTATCTACTGCTACAGTTGTTGAAGTTAAATCAGCTGTTGCTGCTGCTGTATTAGCCTGTACATTAATTACTACTGTATTAGACATCTTCTATTTCGTTTTATTTGATTATAACCTTCTTTTAAAGTTTCTGGTAATTTGTTTTTTCCCTTTGCTATTTCTATACTTTCATCTTGACCATAGAAATTATCTACATTTAATAATTTTAGTATTCTCATATCGTAATAAGTTCTAGTTGTGTTTTGTTATTAATTAGATTAATGTTTAAACTGTTGATTCTATATTGTTTACCACTAATAATTAAGATGTCTGCAAGAGTATAATTAAGCACTATGTGTAATGGTAAGTAAGCAGTATATTTAATTATTCTTGAACTTTCTTTAAATAAGTTTTCTATATAACTACTGTAGTAATTATTATAAAGAGTTCCTGTATAATTAGGAAGTCCTGTATATTCATTAATCATTAAACCAAAGTTTTTATTAGCAGTACTTGTTGATGCTGCTAAAGCAACACTATTAGAAGGCAAAATATAAGATGTAATTTCACTATGAGTTGTAGGAGTATCTCTAAATGAAATCGAAGTTGTAGAACCACCAGTTTTTAAAATAGGATAAAATAAAATAGGTTTACCTATATAGGATTGCTGATTATCATTTACACAAAATCCCCATTGAATTGTGGTTTGTGTTGCACCTGTTGAATCGCCTGTATCTAAAAGTCTTTCAAATTGCATATGCTCAAAAGGAGCTGCTACTGTATATATTCCTCCATCTAAACCACCTTCTGCTTCATAACTTTCAGCTCCCCATTTAGCTACGTTTAATTGTTCCCATTGAGCAGCTAAAAATGTTCCTAAACCTTCATAAGTGAAGTTTATTTTTCTATAAGGCAATGCTACATCTACAGAGCTAGTATTTACATCTATGTATTTACTAATGTCGTATGTATTAGATGTGGCGTAAAAGCTATCTAAAGTATTAACATAGATAGAACCATCTGCTTTTGTATAAGCAACAAGATTAAACATTTTAAATAGACCTGTTAAAAAGTCTATTATTTTAATATCTGGTATTTGTTGTGTAATAGCAAATTGAAAATTAGTGTCGCATAAAAAAGAACCAGTAGGAAATGTAAGAGTTACTGGTGTTTCATTTGGTTCATTATTAGTTAAAGTCCAAGTTATATTACTAAAAGTAATCGCACTTGTTACAGTTATAATAACAGTCCATTCTCCAGCAGATAAAGATGGAGAACCTAAGTCTGAAAATGCACCAGCTGATGTGCTTTGTAATGTAGTGTTACCAGCCAATCCTGAAGCAGCATAAATAGATACTCCGTTTTGCAAAACTTCTAATGCATATTGTGCTGTATCAGTTGTGGCTAAACTTAATTGAAATAAAGTGCTTGAATCAGAATATGATGCAAATTCTGGGCATACTGTTAAAGTAGATACACTACTCATTCCACCCCAAACTTCAGCAGCACCACAAATAAAACTACCACTTGAAGTCCAGCCATTAACAGAAGTTGGGAAAGTAGAAACTTGATCTCCATTACTTACATCTCCACTCTTTCGATGCAACCACATAAACAAATCATAATAAGCTTCGTTTGTATTAACAAAGAAATCATTGCTAAAAGTAATTGAAGGGTAATTAACTTCTATTGCTTGTATAATTCTATGTACTCTTAAAGCATACTTTAAATCAGAAAATAATACTCCATGATTATTTGCTCCTCCTCCTGTATGATAATGTAAATTACCAGATCCAGCTGAAGCACCATTTTGACTATCATAGAGGAGTCTTTGCGTGTGTGTTATTAAAGGTGCTACAATATCATTGGTAGATGGATCAGCTCGAAGTTTTTCTTTTATTTTAGATGTGTTATAGTTTAAATTTAAAGTATTTAAATCACTTAAAGCACTTAACTTGTCTTCTCCTAATGTATCATTAATAGCTACTGTTTCTCCATAGAATACTACTTTGTAAGAGTAAGCTTTGTTATCTCTCATTGCTACAGAGTTTAGCTTTACTTTTCCAATCTTGTAATCAACTCCGTTTAATTTAAGTATAGCACTTACTCGAACTCTAGCATCAAATCCTCCACTAATTTCATAATTATAATAGTGCTTGAATATCTGATTATTAGTAGAACTTGCTGGTAAACTAAATTGTTGGCTAAATGCAGTAAATACTTTAGCTACATCTTTAGCGTTAATTATAGTATCTGTTATTGTAAGGCTCTCATCCTTAAACAAATCAACTCTGGTATTACTTATATATAGCTCTACTACTTGCATCTATCTTATGTTATTAATTGTATCAAAGGCAAAGCTCACATCTATAGTGTAGTTTATTAAACTATCAGTAAGACTTGTTTTATAAGTGATTTGTTTATTTTCTATATTAACTCCTAAGGTTTGCCCTTCATAGTCTATCCATACTTTCTCACTTAAAAATAATTGTCTGAAAACTTCATTATAAGATTCAGGATAGTAATCACTATTTAATTTTAGAGTTTGATTAGCATTTTTAGTAAGTAGTTTAATTTGTGGATTATATGTATTATACGTTCCGTTAGTAAGTATATTAGACTTGTATCTTTCTTCATTTGTTGCCATGCTTAATATAGAATTAGCAAACATCCATATTTCTTGATATGCTCCGTACTTATTTATAAAGATTAATTTGATTGGAGTGTACTTGCATTTTTCATATGAATCAATATTTATAGTTACACTTTTTGGACCAGTACTAATTTCTGCTTGATCTACATTAAAGTTTCCTGTATTTGTTACATAAGTTATTTGATCTTCTATATCTGTTTGTGCTGTTATTGCTACTGATAAAACTGATGATCCTTGATATTTCCAAACTAGACTTGTAGCAATGGTATTATCAACAGGAATTGTTACTGTTGCATTCTTGTTTTTTAATATTGTATTATTTGATTGTAAAGAAAAAATATTATCAAAACTTGGATTTACTCCATCTTCAAAATATCCATAACCATAAAAAGCTCTTAGTCCTAAAACTTCTGTTGCTACTGGACTACCACTCGATAAAGTTTCTGTAGTTTTATAATCTACATTAATTGTAGTAGCTTCAGAATCTGTTACTGGATTTGTAGGAAATGAACCATCAAATAAAGCTGTTATATAATCTTTAATTAACTCTGCTATTTCAAAATTAACTTTACCATTAACTGCTGTAGAAACTAAAGTATATTGTGGAGCTGATTGCCAATCTGTATTTGCTTCTCCAAAATATATATCTATTTCAATTTGTGCAGATATTAAATTTGTTGTTGAAAGATTTACGAAGTATGGACTTCTTACGTTTATTTTACTCATTGTTTATTATTTTGTTTTTCTAATGCAATACGGAGTCTTATTAATTCATCTATATCTCTACCAAATGCAGCTTGAAGTAGTGGAGTATATATTTCCACTCCTTTTAAAAAAGGTTTAGTAAAAAACATAGTAGGAGCTATTCCTCTATTGAATATGTTTTTAGATATTATATATGCTATGCTATCATAATTGCCTTTTTCAAACTTTCCAGTAGGAACTCTTTTACCATCTACTGTTTTATATCTTCTTAATCTTATATTCTTTTGCTTTGCCCATGCTCTAATTTTTCCTTGAAAAGAATCCCAAGTTCCACTAGATGATCCACTACCAAATCTGTAAGGAGATCGTGGAGCTTGTTGCCCTTTTAGTTTAGCATTAGGAGAAACTTTACTAGGATCATTTCCTCGAACTCCTTTATCTACAAAAGTTGCATAATCAACACCATAAAAACTAATATCATAAAGATTTTCAGATTCTGTTAATTCATAGTTAAGACTATTAAATAATTCTCCTCCTCCTTTTTTGTCTTTAGTTAATTCAGCTCTTGCACCCTGTATAACAAAACTTCCAAATTTTCTAAATTCAGCTGATAGTTCTCTTAGCATATAGTCATATCATTAGGTACTAATACATTAAAAGTTGCTGTAACACCAGCCAACTTATTTTCAAAACGATCAACAAAAAACTCTAGTTGTGGATTGCCTTCTAGCTGATATTTCTCTACATATAAATCTCCTCTTAGTAATAACTCTAGCAATCTATTGGCTACAGCCATTTGCGTATTAAGTACATCTTGCTCATTGCTAGTACCTCTAAAATCTGCTGGTGTGCCTTCTGGAAATTCTTTGCTCTCATCTACTATATCCATGCATAATACCGATACTTGAAAGCTCCATACATTGCTCTGCATAGTTGCTCCTGAAATCATTACATGAGATAATGGAAATATAGTTTGCTTGTTTAAATCTACTTCGAAAATATCTCCATAGGTTACTGTATTAACAAAAGCATCTAATTGTAGAGTTTCTCTTATTTTGTTAGATAGGTTATAAAATCCTTGCATATTATTTAAATTTGTTTTTAATCATTGTATTCTCTAGCTGTACTTTTTCTTTTTCAAAAGCCAAATACATTAGGCATTGATGAAGGGATAACTTTGTAACCTGTTCAAATTTTGTAATGTCGCCTTGAGCAAGTGTATAGAGTTCTGAATAGCTTCCCCACTTTCTGCTAAATCCACTCCTTGCATCTGTGCCTGTTTGATCTCCTTCTCCAAATAATTCGGTATAGAGTTCAGCAATGCGCTTGTTAAATTCCAAAAAAAAACCATCGCTCCAAGTACTACATCTAGTGGCATATTTTTCATCATCTCACTATACTTGTGGCTACCTTCATAATCTTCTATTAAGTATTTAGAGTTTAGCTTTTGCTTTACTGGTCTGAAAAGAACAGCCATAGCTTTATGCATATTTCCCCAATCGTTTATGTAGTTTGTAACATCTTTATTTTCTCCATAGGTAATATCATCTAGCTTTGGAATAAATCCGTATAACACACCCTTCATTTTAAATGTGGGAATAAACTCATGTTTTTTATCAAAGAGCTTATTTATAATTGCTAGTAGATTATCTACATCCTTATCTTTTATCTTACCTAATTCTTTAGTATTGATATTTAAGATGCATTTAAGCATGTCATCATTATCTGGATTTTCTTTAATTAGTAACTCTTGATAGTTTTTAAGTTTAACCTCTCTAAGAGAACTTGGAACAGATACTTCTACTTGCATATACTATTTTTTTATATAACACAAAAAGAGCCATGTTGTATAACACAGCTCCTTTCTTACTAAAACAAAACAAAACAAAATCTATATCAAATCGAAATCTCCATTTTTGAAATCTTCATAATCTTCTGCAAATTTCTGATTCATAATATTTTTACCTTTTTTTAGAGTATGGAATATATTAACAGAACTGATGTCTGTTTCTTTTGCCATACCTCTTATGCTTAATGGGGTATCTCTATATAGTTCAAATATCTTCTTATCGTACCAATGCCAACCATTAACAACTAAATCCATTTTATTACATAATCTACCAAATGCAATTTCTTCTGTTATAGTATCTCTTATTGTAAATTTCTCTAAATCTTTAATTTCCATAAAGTCAGAGTCTTTAAAGAATTTCTCTATTTGCACAGTTCTAATTTTATTCTTTGCTTTTATGTAGTTTATAAATATTGATCTAAGAACAAAATACATATAGCCTTTGCTAACTTTTCCTTTTCTTATAATCTTGTGTTCGCAGTTATACTTGTCTAGCTTTATGTATGCTTCTGAAACTATATCCTCACTATACATACCTCCTCCTAGCGATACTACCATAGCTACCCACTCTTTATGATGCTTATATATTTTAGTAATCCAATTCATATCATTTTAATAAATATTGGAGCAAAGTCTTTTATAGTACTTATCTCTTTTATGTATTCATCTAAATAGACCATAGAGTTATCAAAGTCTAATTGTGTTTCTTCATCTCCAATCTTTAGTAGTATATTGATGCATTCCCAATAGTTATAGACTACCTTTTTAGGAAAGCATGTAGTAATTCCAATTATAGCATCATCAAACCCTTCAGCTAAAACCAGAGTTTCATCTTCACTCAAATATTTTCTTTCATATAGATTAGAAAGGATTTTAAAATCATCATCCTTCTTTGCCATCTTCCTTAAAATCTTTGGTTGCTTTAGTTAAGAATTCATCAATACCATCTACTCTTTTAGATAGCTTTTCTATAGCTACAAATAGTTGAGCAGATACGTTTTCAAGTATTGCAAATCTTTCTTTGGTAGTATGTTTCTTTTTATGACTCATACTATAAGTAAGAGGTATTTAAAAAGCGTGGTCGTGAAGTTTGATAATAGGATATAAAAAAAACCTATGTGTTATTAACATAGGCTTCTTTTGGGTATAAAAGGGGTATTGTTTACGCTATTTAGATTTCTTTACTATATCATCCAATACATCTTCTATATAGTTTTTTAAAGGTTTGTTTTGCTTTACAGCTAAAACCTTTAGAGGTATTATTAACTCTTCTTTAATGTCTATTATTTTTTTCATTGTTTTGTTTTTGAAAAGGGGTTTTTACACCCCATTGTTATTAAAGTTGTTTTTCTGTAACTAATAATAATTTAAAATCTTTACAGGCTTTATGTATTTCTTCATATAAATCATAACCATTAGAATTAGTTGATGTAGTAAAGAAAGACCATCCGTTGTAATCTTTTCTACATCCTACTTGTTTTTTTAATCTCCAATCTTTACCATACATTTTGATTGATATATGAGATGCATCTAAATAACCACTAGCATTTCTATCATATTTTTTACTATGATTACTACTAATTGTTTCTAGTTTGTTTTTTAAATTTTGATAATCTTGAATTTGCATTTTGTTTGTTTTTAATTAATAATTATACTGCAATATACAATATATATACTATATATACTATATATATGTAAATTATTTTAACAAACGTAAAATTTTAAGAAGTACTAGTTATCTTTTATTAAACCTTTTGATGGCTTTGATAAAGGAGGGTTTGATGTAGATGGCATTACAACTGGTCTGTTGCTATTTGTATTAGGTGGTCTTATAATAACAGGTGGATTATAAAAGTATGGTCTTAATAAGTTGTTGTCGTAATGTCTATAGTAATTGTTATAGATTTTTGGTCTTAAAGAATTGACATCAATTAATATTGTATCTCCAGTAGGTGTTACTCCTAGTACTTTAACAAATGTATATTCAGTTTTATGAGTTGCACAAGAGCTGATTAATAGTAATAATATTAGTAATTTTTTCATTTGTTATTTATTAAATTAATAAATGTGATACTGACCTTGATTAGGATTCTGAAGTTGGTAAGAAATACTATATCTAAGTGCATCTAGTAAATGATTAAACTTATCTATTGGAGTTCTTGATTTCTTCTCAAGCCAACAATAGTTGTTTAGTTCTTTTACTAGGTTTAAACTATTAGAATCAATTACCAAGCCAAAGTCTTGTAATAGACTTATTCCAAAAGTTATTGAGCCTTGCCCTTTGATAGCTGGAACTATATTACAATCTCTTGACAGTTCGCTAATAAGTCTTGGCTCTGCTGAATCAGCTACTATTAAACTATCTCCAGCAAACCTTTGATTTAGGTGTGCTATTTGTGAAGTGGTTAAATGTGTTTGATGAATGCATTCTTTAACATATATAATTTTATTTGCTTTGTCTATGCTAGTTTGTACTAAGGTTGTAGGATCATTACTAAAACCAAAATCTTGCCCATATACTGATGTAGCTACTTCTCTAAACTCTCCTAGTTTCCAATTAGAGAATATTACTCCCTCAGCTTTATCTAGCCATCCTCCTAACATTTGATGTTTATACTTTTCTGGTCTATGCTTTTTAATCTCTGCTATTCTATTTAAATAACTTTGAGATAGGTTTTCTAAATTGTCTTTATAAGTTGTATGAACATAGCAGATGTCTTTAGTTTTAGCATTAATACCAGCTTGTATTCCTTTGCTTTCAAAAAACCTTTCATATATCCAATGCTCTTTAGTAGTAGGGTTTAGTATAAGAATTATTCTATTATCCCTTCCTTTTTGTCTTACGGATAAATCTATCTTATCAAATATATCTTCATCTACTAGTTCCTCTGCTTCATCCATTACCCATGTAGTAATGCCTTGTAATGATTTTAGATTAGCTGTTTGATCTCCAGAGCTAGTTTTAATTCCTCTAAATAATATCTTGCTTCCTGTGGATTTATTTATAATTTCATCTTTAGTTGCATAAAAGTTATTCTCATAACCAAGCATTTCAATCTTTTCTTTAAATTCTGGAATAATAGAAATGTTTGCTGAACGTAAAGTATATCTAGTGAATAAAACATTATGCCCAGACTCTGTCATTATTAAAAGAAGTAGGCTAGTAGCTACTCCAAATGATTTACCAGAACCTCTTCCTCCAGTAAATATAAAATATCTAGTATCTACTTCATCCCAAATTAAGAACTTGTCATTAATCATTTTTCTTAATAGCAGTTATTAAGTCTTTGAAGTTGATTCCTATTCCTTCGCCTGTTGTATTTAAATCCATAGTATCTTTTGGCTTCCCTCTACGATAGCTTAGATATAGTTGTACTGCTCTTAAATCTCCATCTTTAATAAGTTGTTTAAGAACTTGCAGTACTTCATCCTCATCTATTATTTTATCTAATCTCTCTATTAGTTTTTGCTCTGAAGCTTTTGGCTTTCTACCAGCTCCATCTCTTTTTCCTCCGTTGTTTTTTCTATTATCCATAATTGAAATAAATTGATTAATCAATCTTTTATATTGCTATTTTTTTGTTATGCTGTTTGATAACCATTTGTATATGCGCTCATTCCTTGATTCCATTTTTGCTTTCTTAAATATTTTTTACATTCAATTTCTAAGCTTTTGCTAGTATTTATTTTTTTAAATTGTACTTGTAAATAATAACCTAAAGCTTTTGCAGAAAATGATTTGTCTTGTGATAAATACCAATCTAGTAAATGGCATATATATTTTCTAGGAATTAATCCTACCCAGTTATGAAGTGCTTTATGAAACTCTTTAGGCAAATCAATTAAATTAGAAATATTGTTGTTTGTTCTATCTGCATCTATATGATGTAATTCATAACCTTTAGGTATTGAAATATTGTAATGAGATTCATATAATTTTCTATAATTTATTTTTTTCATCAGCTTATTTTTAAATGTTCGTTAGGTAATGGTACATAGACATTAAACCACTCTTTTAAAAACTCTATGCATTTTAAATGATATTGCTCTTGCTGAATTGTAGAGTTGTCTGTACTTGATTTAGGTATCTTAATTACTTCTCCAGTATCATAATGAGTAACCTCCTCATATAGAAACATAGTCTTATAAAAGTCATGAGTCTTATGAGCATCCCATATCTCTCCCCACTCATCACTAACTGCATTTATAGTAAGAGGTATTATAACACCGAAGTAGTAGGAGTTCTGTGGATGACTTCTAAGCTTCTTTCTTTGCTTAACGACTATCTCTATTTCTTTACCTTCAAAGTGTTTTATAGCATTGTTTATTTTACCCTTGTTGTTAACTAGAGTTCCGTTATGTACTTTGGATGGAATAGTTATGCTATTCATTCTCGTAAGCTTTCATAACCAACTTCATTTCATTAACTAAAGTGATAACACAACTAGAGCAGCTACTAAACTCTCTTTGTTTTTTAAAGATTCTATTGTAGATTTTTAATATTCCTCTTTGATGTGCAGCAGAAAGAGTAGTCTGTTTATATAGATTTACTTTCTTTAAATACTTGTATTCCTTTTCTACTAAACAATCTGGCTTTTGACCTCTTGGAAATAATCTATTTAAAAACTGTTTACGTTCTTCACAACCACAATCATCGCCAAATGCCCATTTGACTAATTTTTTAATTCCTGTTGCTTCGGTAAATCTTTCAATTTGATCGCCCAATCCTTTAGGCTGTTTGTCTAAACTCATATACTTCTTTTTTTATTATTTGTTTACAATTTTTAATCTTCAGTTGAATTGTCTTAGTTCCTTTGCTTAAAGCTTTAGATATTTTTCTGATGCTAGGAATTTCATACATATACAGCTTCATTATTTTCTTATCCTCTTCTGGCATTTTGTTAATACTGTTTTTAACTTTTAACACAATTACCTCTCTTTGTTTAGGAGATACAGTAATTGGATCAACTACAGTTATGTTTCCAATAATCTTACTGGTTTTAATTCTAGCTTTTTTCACATCATCTAACATTAACCACCTTAGGGTTTTAAAAACATATTTTCTATTAATTTGTTTTTTAGCATCGTATATTTTAGTATCACAAAAGG